TCAGGCAGGGACGGGAAGGGCGATGTTATGGTACACCGGCCAGCTAAAGCAGAAGCGCGCGCCGCCGAGCTCGCTCTCTTCGCAATGCACCGTGCCGCCCATCGCCTGCGCGATAGAGTAGACAATCGCCAGCCCCAGGCCGCATCCGCCAGTGGCGCGATCGCGGCTGGGGTCGAGGCGGACAAATGGTTCAAACACGGTTTCTCGCGCTTCCGGGGCGATCCCCGGCCCGTCATCCTCCACCGTCAGGCTGGCCTGATTGCCCTGCAAATCCAGCCCGATCTGTAGCGTACTTTCGCTGTAGCGCATGGCGTTGTTCATCAGATTGTCCAGCACGCGCTCCATCAGGCGCATATCGAGCGCGCCGTAATCACCCGGCGTGACGCGTGTTAACAGCGTGCGCTGCGGGTTCACGCTCTGAACGTCATCGATGTGGGTTTGCAGCCAGGCGGGAAGGTCCGGCGTGCTGAGGTTCAGCTCGTTTTGCGGGCGATCGAGGCGCGCATAGGTCAGCAGCTCCTCAATCAGCCCTTCAAGCTGGCCGATATCGCGGTTAAGCGCCTGAGACTCCGCTTCCGTCAGATTCTCGCTCATCTCCAGACGATAGCGCAGGCGAACCAGCGGCGTGCGCAGCTCGTGGGCAATCCCGTCGATCAGCTGCTTTTTACTGGCGATTAGGGCATTGATGTTATCGGCCATCTGGTTAAAGGCCACACCCAGACGTTCAAAGCTGGAACCGCTGTCGAAGTGAATGCGTTCGGTAAAATGCCCTTCGCCAAAACGCTGCGCGGCGGATTCCAGTTTCAGCATGTCCTGCCAGTGCGGGCGCATCCAGATAAAGACCGGAAACGCGAGCGAAATGGCGATAAAGGCCATTAGCGCCATGTCCAGCAGACGCATCTGGTGCAGATAATAGAGATAGGGCACCGGCCCGACGGCCAGCACGTAATGGCTGCGCGGAATGCGCTGGATAAAGGTGTATTTCTCATCCAGCGCGACGATGTCCCCGTCGCGCAAGCGCTGCATGGCGGGCGGGTCCAGCTCAAAATCTTTTAACGGCTCGATGCGTAAATCGAACGACAGGTTCAGATCCAGCTCTTTGAGGGTTTTCGCCCAGTCGTGCGGCGGGATCTCTCTCAGCTCGCTGCGCATCAGATAGAGCGAGCTTTTCATCAGATCGTCCAGCGACTGCCTGCCCGCACGTTCGGCGGTGAATTTATAGACCAGCCCGACCAGCATGGTCATGACCAGGAAGCAGACAAACAGCAAAAGATAAAACTGCACAAACAGCTTTTTCATTAAATATCACCGGGAAATCAAGTAATTAACTACTTTGTTTTTACCTTCAGGGGCACTATAGGGGCATTTGTATATCCACCAAAGCGCTGATTCAAAAATGATACCTGATCGCTATCGAGAGCATTTATCCACGCAGAGTATACATGGAAGACCATCTCTGCATTCTCATGACCCATCTGATTCGCTATAAAAGCAGGATTAGCACCTGCCGACAACATCCAGCACGCGTATGTATGACGCAGCTGATAGGGGCGTCTGCGGCGAATGCCCGAACGTCTTACCGTAATATCCCATAGTGACACAATTGAGCTGACTGAATAGTACGCAGCTTGCTTGCCTTTCTGAGGTCGAGGCATAAACACAAAGTGCAGTTTCTGCGTTTCCGTTTTACCGAACTCCCGGTGGTAAAAAGTGATTGGTACCTTAGGGGCACTCCCGGTAAGTTCCTTTTGAGCTCGCAAAGCTTCCAGAGCCGGCTCCAGTAACTTTATCGTCCGGTATCCAGCTTCGGTTTTGGGTGGTCCAAACAAGCCTTCCTGAGTTAGATTGCGCGCAATGTTAGCTTCGCCGGAATTAAGATCGATATCCTCCCAGGCAAGAGCGCAAAGTTCCCCGGGCCGAACGCCGGTGTAAGCAAAAAATTGCCACATGTTTTTCTGCTGAGCCGGAGCAGTCCCTTTCAGCTGCTCAAACTCATGTCTCAGAAGCGGATCTGGTTTAGTTTGCCCTTTGCGAAGCCTTTTTATCCCGACATATGGTTGATATGAAATGACTTTATTTTTAACCGCATAGTCGAGGATTTGTCGCAGGATGGCCAGATAATAATCTACTGTTCTAACGGCACGGCCGGTTTTATTTCTTCTCTTTTCGGGAGCATAGTTAGTCTCGCCAGTCAGTAATTCCTTTCTCCAGCCCAGAATGTCGCTGTTGGTGATGGATGCAACCAGCGTTTCAGGGCCAATTAGTTTTGTTAACGTTCTTACAGCTATCCCATAGCTTCTTGTGGCATTGGGTGAGAGATCGATTTTATGGTTTTCATACCAGGTTGATGCAAGTTCGGCGAACGTCGTAATATTTTTAGATGTATAAAACTTTGCTGCTACCTTTGACTCCGGGAACACGCCCCGGTAGTCAAAAGTGCCCAACTGTATCTCGCTTACAATTTTGGCCCTTAGATTTCCGGCTTTTTTGAGATTCGAAGCACTTACGATCCATCCTTTCAATGTTTCTCGACATCTAACGCCCTGAAACTTGAAACTTATTCGTATCTTATTGTTGTGGATCTCAACACCCGTTGGCATTGCAGCCATTATGCCTCCTTCACAAACCTGTTAATGTTTGGGATGTTGTACCAGACAAGTCCTCGCTCTTCGGAGCTGCTTCCATCCAATGGGATTCTCTTAAAATGAACACCTTCTACCCAGGAGGTTTGGCGATAGCTTTTAATCTGACGATCGGTAAGGCCTGTCTTCTCTTTTAGTTTTGAAGCAACGCCCCATTCTGAATCGTAAATTACCTGCGACATGGTTCACCTCAGGTAACCGGCATGAGTATAGATATGCCGGTCTTTAGTCGTTGATATTTCAGTTTCAGTTTGCCTGGCCGGGCAGGGAACGCAGTCGGCGCATACCAGTCATTGCTGTGGCCACGTAGCTTGCCTTGCAGTTGACCACTTCAACCCAGACCTTCACGCCTTCCACTCTCACCGTATAGGTCTCTTTCATCTTGCTGCGCCCATAGTCACCATATCTTTGCTGGTGGGCTGCGAGTGCGATTTCACATGCCTGGCGAGCCAAAGGGGATTGCTTACTGCCTCGATTAATCAGTCGCATTTCTTCTCCTTGAGGGAGGGTTTCCCCTCCCTATCTCGTTAGTCCACGTATTCCGGTTTCATATCCGCCAGGGTGATGCTGAACTGACCATGCAGCTCGTCGCCCAGATGTCGTTTCGACGATGCAAGAACGCGCTCTACCTCTGCGAACCGCGCAGCTGCATCGGGTTCATCTGAAGGTGGCAAGGAATTGATGGCTGCTTCGACTTTGTTCCGTGCATCAACCAGGTAATAACGCTTCACGGCCTTGTTTTTCAGCTCAGTGAACAGGGCAGAACCCAGCGTTGCTTTCACGGTTTCAATATCTGCTCGCAGAGCTTTAGCGCTATCCACATCCTGAGCCGCCTCGATGCGGTCGCGGAAATCATCAGCTAGAGCATCGATGTTTTGAGCTGATTCCTGAGCCGTTTGAGTGGTAGTGACGTTGTCACCTGAAATATCTGCGAGGCTAACGTGCTGCGCCGGTGCCGGGTTTACCTCTCGTTCTTCTCGACGATCATCGAGCTCATCAGGGGTGTAAACGCCCAGAATCACATCCGGGCAGAACAGTCTCGCCCAGCGTTTGACGGCCAGGTACGCCAGCTGCTGGCGAGGGTCATCAGCCCAAAGGGTAGAGTTTCGGGTTCGGGCCTGAGCCAGCAGCAAATCGAGTTCTCTCGGCTGATCTTCACCTTTAAGCGTTGCGCGGATAATGATGCCGATCCCGGCTTCGTCAGCCAGGGTCCAGCCCGGGACGCGGTACTCGCCTTTGTCGCCTTTACGGATGTGGAATTTTCCAACGACCTTTTCCCATGGCCCGTACCATTCATATTCAAAGCGGCTGGCCAGCACGCCGCTGCGTGAAATTACGGCATTAACCAGCTGTGCTTCATACCCGAGCACACCGTTAATCAGGTGCGTCTTTTGGGCCACGGCAAAGGGATTCATCTGCCACTGTGCCGCTTGCATCGCTACAGCCATGCAGTCGGCCTGATTGCCCTGCAGGTGCTTAGGAACTGTAGCGGTGCCCTGGGCCATAATCTGCGCGAACGTGCTGATGGCGTTCAGATACTGGGAATCGAACAAAGCCACGTTGGAGTTAATAACGGTGTTCTGGTCAGCAACGGTAACGTTAGTGTTATGCATAAATCCCCCTTAAGCCTGAGCGCGCAGCGCTTCGAGGCGGCGCAGGTCGAAGTCGTTCAGTTCATCGGTGTAATCGGTAGTGATCGGCGCTGGCCATTCGCCCGTGTCGAAACCTATGGCAATTGCGCGCATCGTTTTGCGGTACTCGAGCATGCCCAGTTCCAGCAGTTCGGTTGACGCCTCAATGATGGCGATCCAGTGGTAGTTCTCGTCTTTGTTGACGAAAATCCAGAAGAACTGGTCCAGCGCTGCGGTTTCGCAATACATTGCCGCGCTGAGGTGATAGTCACGGTCTATGATTTCCCTGTGCAGCCTGGCGCGAAGGCTTTCCTGCTTAACGTTCCACATGCTGATGGTTTTCAAGTCAGCACCGATGCGCACGCCATCCAGTTCAATCTCGAGGTCAGGGCGTACACGCACTTCTAAACCTGTTTCGTCGTCAAAACCGAAGTAGCTCACTTCAACGGCACGGCTTGGATGTGTCAGCAGCATGCCGGCGGTCGGGTGCGCCAGTAGTGCGGACTGAATTGCCCGCGCTGTGGCCAGCTGCTGGCGGGTAACCAGAATCTTTTCGCCAGGGTTGTCGCGCCAGGCATCCAGCAGCTCGTCTGCGAACACGGCATCGGCCTTAACCGACTTAACTGCCTGGATCATGTCTGCTTTGGTGCCGGACACTTTCAGCGGCGTCGGTTTCTGCGCTTCCTGTGCGACCAAATCAGGATTGATGATCGCTAATTGCTCGAGTAGCGCATCACGGCTGCCGCTGGTTTTAACCGGCACGGGCAGGGTGGCGTTGTACTCTTTAATGCATGCCTTCATTGCCGTTGCTGTCTGTTTCTGACCTTCTTCAATACGTTGGTACTCAGCTGGGAGAACCATATAGCTTTGAGCCGTTTCTTCCAGGCTGCCGCCAAGCGGCACTTGAGCGGGAAGGGATGCGTTATGTTCTTCAAGCAACGCTTTAATCTCGTCGGCGCTCAGCAGCGCCGGCAGGCTGGCGTTGTACGCGTCAATGAACTCGCGCAGGGTTGCGGTGGTGGTGAAAGCACCCTCCGGGATCTCAGGTTCTACGCTGAACTCTGCTTCGAGGTTTTCCGGTTGCAGTGCAAGAGCGTGCACCAGATTTCCCATATCCAGCACTTTGGATGCTGTTCGCGGGATGGTTTTAGCCACATGGCGCGCGTTAAAGTACATCAGGCTGACGCGGGCATCTTTCACCTGGGTTGAGCTAATGCCGTTCGCAGCGTGATAAACGTCATTCGGTAGGCCTTCGTATCGGCCAGGTTCGAAGTCTGCAGGGAGCTCCACTTCTGGGTTCGATTCCTGAACGTCAATTGTTGTTTCCTGCAACTGGTCTGCTTCTACGGAAACTGTCTGCGAATTAGTTGCATCAGTGCTTTCGCCCGGTGGTACCGAACCAGCATCTTCGTCTTTCTCTGGCTTAGCCGTTTCCATCTGCACATCGCCGGTGGTCTCCGCTGTGTTTTCCGTTTTTTCGACTTCATTTGAGGAGGTATTGAAGACCGGTTGGGTGTTTCCACCCATCAGGCCATCGATGGAGAACACGCCGCTGCCGAGATTTTCAACATACGGTTGTTCAACTGGAGCTTCAGACTCAACAGCAGCTGCAGACAACGGCAATAACGCCACAGCAGAGTTAAACTCAGCCGTCATGGTTTTATTAACGAACTCAAGATGAGCCGCTGGCGTGTGATGAATGTTTTCTGGTGCGATGCGGATCAGATTGAAGATTGCCGCACGGTTCACCGCCAGTACGCCGGGCTGATTACGCAGGATGGCGCTCCATGATTTCCATGGTTCTTCTTTCTTAGCCACGATTTCTTTGGCACGTCGTAACACGCTCGAAGGAATCTCGAAGTGGTGGAAGTCCATAGGCAGTAGAGCGCATGCGATCTCAAGATCGAGAGTGTCCAGAGTGTGATGCGCGCCTTCGCCGCGATCCGTTACATAGCCACCGTCGGCATTAGTACCAGAATCGGTGCGCTGAACATTACTGATGCGATTACCGGCTGCCCACTCGCGAACGAGAATGCCGCGGTCAATATAATCAGTCGCCGCCCAGATTCTGGTGAAACGGAGAACCAAAGCGAGTTCGTGGCGCTTCTCCTGGCTGAACACCTTGCGAATGGCGTCGGTATAGCGCCACAGGTCTTTGGTGTCGTAACCCTTAACCTCTTCGCAGTTTTCTGCCGCCAGCAGCAGGTTCTGGACATAGCTGTTGTCAGTGTCCATCTCCAGAGCGCTGATACCTTCGTATTCTTGGCGGGTTAAGTGGTGGCGCAGTTCGTTGGCGGTGAACTGGGCGAGTAGCTGCTTCCGGAACGGCATACGCACGACTGGATAACGAGTGGTTTCGTCATCATTCTCGTCAATCTGGATACCGTTATCAGGTTCCAGAACCTGAACGGTTGTAACGTCGGAGTTGCTGGTGCTTTCTGATTTGAGAAGAGAAAGCTTTCCGCTTCTCCACTCTTCAACTAACTGATTGCGGTCGCTGGCATCTGCTCTCGCCCAGTCAGCCATGAATGCAGCGATAATTTCGGTTTCGTGTGCTTCATCTGGCGTGAATACCTGCTTAATCGCCTGAACCAGTTTCCACTCAGCGTTCAGGCTGAGATCGGCAACTTCAGGGATGTCGTTCTTCGCCAGCAGCAGGTTCTGGAGATAGGTGTTGCCTTCATCCAGTGACATTTCGCTGGCAGACAGCTGCTGCTCTTTAGTGATGTGTGACTGGTATTTGTCGCTGGTCAGGTGGACGGCAAAACGGACCGCTGGAGTGCGGTTTTCAAGCGGGACACTCTCGACGGTAGTTTCGACATTAACGGACGTTTCCGGTGCGGCAGTGGTGTCCACAGGTCCAGTCAACTCAGCACCAGCCTTTGGCAGCCAGGTGCGTCCATCTTCCTGCAGTTCGTAGCGTTTGCACCAGGTGTAATCCACCGCACTTTCTTCCGGCAGGTCGTTATACACGGGGAAATCGGTCCGAACTGGTTTGGCATAATCCGTGCCCCGGCCGGTTTCAATGCCAGCATCTTCCAGCTCTACATCCAGCTGCAAATTGGCTCGTGCTTCTGATTTAGCCGTGAACCAGATAACGGCATCTTCTTTGCCGGATTTCTGGGTTGCCTTGATAAAATGAAAGAATTCCATATCGGGTCCTTAATTTTGGTTGTAAGATACCCGCAGCTAATGATTGCCGCCTTGGGTAGTGGTCATTGGTCAAAACTCGATTCCGGAAAGCTTTGGTCGGCTGACCGGGTACTTAACCCGCCTTGCGCGGGTTTTGTGCTTTTAGGGGCTGGTAACAGCCATTGGTCATAACTCGATTAAAATTTGAAAGCAGGCTGGTGGTCGTCAGCCGGTCTATATGGGTAACACTCTCCTTTTACGTGCTGTTCTTTGGCAGCTGCATCACAGCCAGCTTCGGTTTGGTATACACCGAGCATGATGTCTGAGCATTCCCCGGTGAGGGCGCAGACGGTAACGATCAGGGCAAAGAACGAGCTCATGCTTTTAGCTCTGGATTGCCTTTTTGCGCCAGTAAGTAGCAAAGCTTGCGAATCCATACTTCCGCCGCACTGAGGCGGATAGCTTGTTGTCTTGAAGGTGTTCGTGCAAAGTCGATCATTTATCTTTCCTTTTAATTCTGACTGTCGTATCGCGGTCCTAACTTCAGTGCTATTGTGGTTATTCCCGCACTCTAATGAGGGAATTAACTATGGAAAAAGAAGAGAAAGTCTTGTATTTAACTCGCTTAGCGGTTGATACATATAACTCTTACCGTTCTGCTCAAATCTCTTCTGGCCGGAATCTTTCTGACCCCCACGATCCGGTGGAAGAGATAGAAAAAATCTATGCAAAATTCGAAGTCTTTCTTGACCAGAAACTCTCAGAAGACGAATGGAAATAGGGTTATATGCTTCCCCAGCTAGACCTATTTCTCCAGAGTGAGCTGTTGCAATGTGCATAAAGCTCACTCTTTCTTATGACCGTGTCATCCACAATTTTTCCCCCTATATGCGCCTGTAACGCCGGCCAGCGGAACGTTTAAACCTGATGCGCGTTAATCTCTCCACCTCATCCGACTATTCGTATGCCGTCGGCGGCTACTTCGTGGGCGTCCTGCCTTGGTGGTTCGTAGTGCGTCTTAGTGATGATAGTAAATCACCACTTTACTTTTGAGTCAAGTGTGATGGTACTAAAGGGTATGGCTATGCTTTACTTTGATGGTTGCGGGCCAGTAAAAGTGAATAGAAAGCACAAAAACCGACCGATTGACGGGGGCGAGGAGTTTGAGTAGCAGATCTTAACTGCGTGATTCAGCTGAAAGGGGTAGGGAAGTCGTTCCTACGCGATGGGTGATTAAATTTTTATTTTAGTGAAAAATTATGGCTTGCATACGTTGGTAGGAATTCGTAAAGCGTAAGAGTCTTGACCCCATGTACTGCAGCAGCATCTGGGATCATAATGCGTTTTTTAGGAGTGCCACCAGAAGGTCTTTCATGAGTAATAATCGTAAATCCATGAGTCATTGCGTGAGCAATCAAGAACGCATCGGCTTTGTCTTGATTCGCAAAATCACTTTTGGCCTTCGGTGTGACATCTAAAGTCATAGCCCAATTTATAAGCTTGGCATAATTCGTGATTGATGTAAGCTCATTTTCAAAGAATGATAACGGAATTTCATCTTTAATCCAGAGACATAGTGGATCTTCTTTAACGCAAAGTTCTTTCCTTACAGCGTTGATGCTGTAGACAAATCCCTTACTATGCATAGCAAGAATAAAATCCCAAAAAATCTTACAATAATTAAAGTTGTAAGCGAAATTTTTAGCTTCTATGAAGACATTGCTATCGATCAAAAATTTCCCATTTGAAGTCATAGGGATTCTCTATTTTTATGAAAATCAACTATTGTATCTGCTCTTACATTCAGCAGGACGCCAGCTTCTCGTAAGGGCAATTGCTGGGACATTGCGCGAGAAACAATTATGTTAGTCAATTTGTAGCTATTACGTACAGGAAGGGTGTTAAAGAAAGAACCACCAGAAGATTCTTTTTTGGGTTTGTTATTAGCTTCATGTTTTATAACAGCGATAGTGCTTTCATCTATAAGACCCAGCTGTAATGCCCTGATTGCACAGGCATAATTACTGACTTTAAATTGACGAGATACATCTTTAACCCTATAGATATCATCTTCTACGTCATTTACATTCCAAGAGGATAAGAACAAATTCCGAGGCATTAGTATTTCTGCAGCTACTTTGTTGCAAAAAGCTTCTATACTTTTTTCTGTATCCCATCCAGAAATACCCTCAATCCCCAACCAGAGATGAGCAACTTCGTGGAATAAGGTAAATACTTGGGCACACAATGCATCTGAGGCATTTACGAACACTATTGGTGCAATGTTGTCTGCTATGCAAAATCCTCGGAATTCCCGAGTATCTAATTTCCTGTTGGTGTTGTTGCCAACAACACCATTTTTAAAAACTAAAATGCCTACGTGTTCTATCAATTTGGAAACTTTGGAAAAATAACTATCTATAGTTACAGCTTTTATTTCTTTTTGAACATTAAATTTTATAGTAGTGACAATATCTTGAGCCACAATCTCATGAGCTAAGTTTTTACTGTATTTAAATTTACCTATAAACTTAAGCTCTTGGTCACTACCGTTCTCTTTCAAATACTCTTTATACCATTCAAGTTTATATTCAATATCATGATAAACATCAAAGAAGTTTCTACCCAAGGATTGAGTATCAAGTGTTTGTCGTAAATCAGGAATTTTAGGTACTTCTGGTTTTGGCGGAGTGTCGAGGAAAAGGAATCCAAAAGGAACCCCACCAATTTTAGCAAGCTTTTCCGCTCCAGATTTGCTCACAATCCCATTCAGGAATTTATTAGAATTTTTCGGCATGACTTGCTCTCCAAGGGCCTCGAGAGAGAGTCCTTGGGAGTTTGCTATCCACTCAATCATCACTTTGGACAACTGAAGTTCAACAACGGCCATGCTATCACCTGGGAAAATTAATCCAAAACATCATAACTGCATTGTTGATTAGGGTAGCGCTGCCGTCAATTATATTAGGCTTTCAATATGGGGCAACATCACTAAACAACCTAAAATCAGGGCAAAACAGCACATAGTTGAGGCCCCGGAATTGCTCTTGGATGGCTTCAATCGTCCTGTGACCGGATGCGACCTTTCATGTATTTTTCGTAAAGCTCATCTAACTCTTTCAGACGAATCGAAAATATGCGGAGCATATTTTTTTGCTCTTCTTCAGGAAGCTGACGATAGAGTTCTAGGAGTCGCCGTTCATCAGGTTTAAGGCCATCTTTTTCACCAACCTCTTCGCCAAGTAACCAAGGAACTGATACACCGGCTGCATCGGCTACAGCCAAAGCAGATTCCTTACTCATCTTTCCGGTTCGAAACCACCCGGTCACCGCCTGCTTACTGACATTAGCAACCTTTGCCATCTCAGTCTTTGAGAAGCCCTTTACGTTTAATTCGGTCAGCCTAGCAATCAGGCTCTCATTAGGATCTTTTTTATTCATAGATTGATTGTAAACAATAGCTTTACCTCTCGATAGGCAGGCGATTATTGACTTTTCGGTAAATCAATGCTTTACTTTGCTCGCTTAAGGAGGTCTCATGAATGGTATAGAAAATGCAATTAACCGCTCTGGTTCTGCCAGTGCGCTTGGCGCTTTGATTGGCGTATCAAAAATGGCTGTTTCGCAGTGGCGCCGTAAAGGGGTGCCTGCGGATCGCGTCCTGCAAATTTATGGGGTTACTGGAGTAACTCCACACGAACTACGGCCAGATCTCTATCCAAACAACACTGATGGTTTACCTAAACAGGAGCCTTAACTATGCAAACTGTTTCATTTCAACAGAGTAGCAGAGCTTCCTCTAATCCAATGATATTCCCGTGTCATCAAAGCGAATCGGCAGCGCAGGAAATTGAGCATCGCGATATCTGCTCAGCGGTACGAGCTTGGGCTGCGGTAGAAGGGCGCGTAGCTGTTGCGCTTCAAATCCAAGAAGCGGCGGAAGAACTTCAACTTGATGGCGTGGATTTCTCTGGCCAGGCCGATGTCTGGAACGTGAAGCTGTTCCGATGGCTGGACAACAAAGAAGACTCCGCATCGTACCGAAAAAACGTCGAACAGCTGATGCCAGCAATCATGTCCGTATTACCGCTTCGATACCGCGACCGTGTTGTAAAGAACGACTCGTTTGCCTACCGGATGGCCAGATTGGAAAAAGAGGTGAGTGAGGCGAAGCAAGCTTTGATGCTCGATGCACCGAAGAAGGAAAAACTGAAGGAGTTAGGCGAGGGGATTTTCGAAATGTTCAGAGTCGATCCGGACCTTACGGCGCCGCTGTTGGCGATGGTCACAACCATGTTGGGGGCAATGTGAAGACTTCAGAAAAGGCGAAAGCCGGTCTGCGCGAACAGAACCGACTTTCAGGTGCAAAAACGGAGTGTGATTGCGGAGCTAAGTATGTCAAACACAGCTGAAATTATCAATTTCCCCCACAGAACCGAACAACCGGGAGGTCGTATGGCCGACCTGTCGAACGGGTATACCAAGGTCGCTAACGAGATCCAACAGCTCAAGCCTCGTCTGAGAATGTCAGGCCGGGAGTGGCAGTGTTTTGAGGCGGTGATCTGGCTTACCTACGGCTGGAACAAGAAGCAGGACCGGGTTACGAACACGGTGATCGCCGAGCTTACAGGATTGAGTGATTCGCATGTTTCTGATGCGCTCAAAACGCTTGCGGAACGCAAAATTATCTTCAATCTTAAGCAGGGCGTGATGAAAACGGTCGGTATAAATACTGACCTTTCTGCCTGGATTTTAGACAAACCGAAAACGGGAAAAGTCTTCCCGAAATCGGGAAAAGTGTTACCGAAAACGGGAAAAACCTTCCCGGAAACGGTAGACACCCAAGACTATAACAAGAACAATATTAAAATATCCTCGTCTCGGAATTCTGACGAATCCCGAAACCAGAAAACTCAAAAGTTTCTCTCACGCCATCCAGAAGCTGCCGCCGGGATATACACCCAGGCAGGTAAATCATGGGGATCTGCTGACGACCTCAAGGCCGCTCGCTGGATTTACGACAGGCTTCTCACCGTCAACGCTTCGCTATCCGAACCAAACTGGGCTGAATGGGCAAACACCATCAGGCTGATGCGTGTCCAGGACAAGCGTACTCACTACGAAATCTGTGACCTGTTCCAGTGGGCCAACCGGGACGAGTTCTGGAAAGACAACATCCTGAGCCCTTCAAGTCTGCGCAAACAGTGGGATCAGCTCACCACCAAACGGCTGCGCGCAACCGGGGCGGTAAAACCTTCCCGGGGCGGTATCGACCTGCATAACACCGACTGGATCGACGGGGTGCTGGAATGAAAAACCTTGCAGAGAGCATTCGCGATTTTGACCGGGAACAGGCTCGCCGCGTGGCGCATAACTTGCCTGAGCAGTACACCGAGCGCGAACAAACGCAGCAAGTGGCGCAGATTATCAACGGGCTGTTCGTACAGCTGGCGGCCGCGTTCCCGGCAAGCCTGGTTAACCGAAGCCAGGAGGATGTGAACGAGATCCGCCGACAGTGGGTGCTGGCCTTCAAAGAAAACGGGATAAACACCATGGAGCAGGTTGAAGCCGGTATGCGCCAGGTACGCCGTCAGGAGCGCCCGTTTTTGCCGTCGCCAGGTCAGTTCATCAAGTGGTGCAGGGAAGGGCGTTGTGTTCTGGGGATCACCACCGCAGACGTGATGGCTGAATACTGGAAGTGGCGCAAGCTGGTGTTCCTGTATCCGAGCAGTGAGCAGTATCCCTGGCCTAAACCCATTTACTATCACATCTGCCTCGAGCTGCGGCGCCGGGGAACTGATGGTCAACTGTGCCACAAAGAACTCGAGCATGAAGCCGGCGACATTCTGGATATGTGGGAAAAGCGGGTGCTGGCCGGGAAACCAATCCCGCCTGTTCGTCGTGCGTTGGCAGCACCAGTGGCTCCGAGGGGGCCAACGCCAGCTGAACTTCTGAAGGCTAAATACGCGCGCCTAAAAGATGAAGGGAGAGTTTAA